CCTGGTATCGTCACCACTATTGCACGTACAAAAAATGGTGCTGAGCTAACTCCTGAAGTTGTTGTACCTGCTGTCTATGAAACAAGAACAGTTCCTGCTGTACTTAACGAAGAAGGTGAAGTTGTTGAAGCTGAAACTACAGAAGAAGTTCTTGTTACTGAAGAGCAAGTAACACCTGCCACTTACGAGCAGCTAGACGATTCCTACAAAGGAATTAAAAACGACATCCTGATTATGAAACTACTTGGAGCAGTTGCTGAACTTTCAGCCAAAGTCGCAGCTCTTGAGTCAAACTGAAATTAATTTGCCCTGTTATAACGCAGGGCATTTTGTTCAAACAAATATTATTAATTATGTCTAACACTTATACATGGAAAGTCGATCAATGTGATCGCACTCTTGCTACCGGAATGATCATAAATGTGCATTATACGGTGACCGCTGCTGATGAAGATGGAATGTCCGTAGGTGCATACGGTTCAGTCGGTCTTGAGACTACTGATCCTGAAACAATGATTCCTTACGACGAAGTAACTGAAGCACAATGCATTGCTTGGGTACAAGCTGCTATTGGTGGTGAAGAGAAAGTCACTGAAATTTGTAATGCACTAGACGCTCAACTTGCAGAAAAGAAGACTCCAACAGTAGGAGCCGGTATTCCTTGGAATACTAATCAGGCTCAGGATGTTCAACAATGAGTATTAATTTTCCTGCAGATAGAACAGAGGCTGGTATTGCTGGTGGTGGAGCACTGATTATTAACGATCAATGGTATTCCACTTCTAACAGTACGCTGTACACTGTTGTTGCATTTGATGATGACAACGAAATTGTTTGGAAAGGAAATACTAATAGACGTACTGGTGATTCTAATCTTCAAGAAGTTTTAAATGAAGGTAATACTGCTGATGACACTGGGAACAACTTCGATTTCTTTGAATTAACAAGAAATGCCAGTGGGCAACAGAAACTTACTAATGTACAGCCTGGTAGTATTAATTTAAAAGATCAGACTACAACTATTGGTCCTAGAATTGTTTTTAACAGTTCAAATGATGGCAATTATGAAGGCAGGCTTTGTGTAACCGATAATCAGAGGTTGACACTAGAGACATCAAATAATGAAGGTATTTGGGTTAAAGACGGTTACATAAGTAATAGTGGCAGCCAAGTACAGCGTGTATTTAGGATTGAACCTAATGAAGAAGAATTTGCTGTAGGCGTTTATAGTATTCTTGATCCATTGTTTGGTGGCGCTACCACTGAAACATGGAGTATTGGTGATGCTGCTTACGAATCTAACTACACTGTAGCTCAAGCATATACAAGAGAAAATTGGTCCGCTGCTTTTAACAGAGCAATGCAGAACAATCCTATTCGTCCTCCTGTTGATCCAGCTACCACAACTTTACCAACATCATCTACTGATCCTGATTTTGTTGATCCATCGGTTGTCCTTACTAATGGTCCAATTAAAACTCTTATCTTTCCAGCTGGTGAATACCTGTTACACGATCCAGTAATGAGGAAAGAAGTTTGCACTCTTGTCGGTGAGGGTATTGGCGTTACTACATTTAGAATGGAGGAACGTGTTGAAGACGTTGCTAATGCAGGTAAAATTGTCTTGTGGAGGATGCCTGCTACATCATATTTTTCAGATGGTTCAACACACGCTGGTCAATTCTGCCTCGCTAACAAGGGTAATGTTACTGGAATTTCTTTTGTAGGGCATCAATCTGGAAGTGCTTCTGATGGCGCTGCAATTGAATATGATGGCGATAGTGATGTTACTCCAGGCGAAGATGATCAGACAGAACAATCGTATAGCACAGTTTTAGCATTTAGAGCTTATGATAATTATGGAAATATTTTTTATTCTCAAGCTCATGAAGATGCCAATCCTTTAGATGAATTTGGTTACGATCAAAAAAGGCAGCAAGATTCTGCAGATATGGATACTAAATTCATTAATTGTGCATTTGGTAGCAAAGGTAAAGGCGGTAAAAGAAACGGTCTTTTAAAATATGTAGGAAGAAATGCATACATTAGTAACTGTACCTTTAATAGTAATTACACTGGTATTGTCCTTACTTTCCCTAATAGAGCTGGACATGATTTGGCAGCGTGGCGTTTAGGAATTTCTAATGTAGGTGCGTTAGGTGCTGACGATCCGACACTATGTAATATCAATGATAGTGTTAGCAATGAAAATCAAGGTGGTATTTATGGCTGGCGTAGAATTCAAATTCTAGGCTGTACATTCCATATGAACAAGAAAGCTCACTGCATTAGGCTGTTTGGTAAGTTTCAGTGTTCTGGAATGATTATTGATGGCTGTTTGTCTGATATTGGCGGTCAACTTCTAGAGGTAGATAGCACCGGACCTACTGGAGGAAATGTTGATAATGGTAATATTTATAGTAATGGTGTTGGTGGTGGTTTAAAAAATTGCATTATTAGCAATAACTCATTCGGCAATCAAACCAGCAACGGTGCATACATTGCGTTTTTAGATGGTAGATTTGATGGCAACATCATCACTGGTAATTCCTTCTATGGCAATGATGATACGTATCTGCATACTGATTGTAATACCTTTGCACAACCTAATGGGACAGTACTAAAGCGTTGCGAACATGCAATTAATATCAAAAGCCACCCTGTTGCTAGTGAAGCTGGCGGACCACCTAATGGTAGAGATCCAGTAATTCGTGGTCTAGTTATTACCAATAACAATTTCTCTTATTTTACTAACAATGCGATTGATGTAATGTCAGAGAATGTTAAAGGTTTAATTGTCTCTAATAATTATTTTTATAATATTGGTTGTCCTAAACAAGATACTAGCGTTACTCCTCCTACTATGAATTCAGGCAGACCAGATGCTGTTGCCGTTAGAGTTGAATTTAATACATCAGCGACTATCTCTAATAATATATTGATTCAAGAAACTGCTGGAATGTCTAATCCATTTGGTACAAACTTCTTTAAAACTACCATAGGTCCGGGTAATCCAGGAAATCAAGGAAATACAAACAATTTTCCTATGCCTGAACAGATTGTTGTTAATAATGTCCGTACAGAAACTAGCCTAACTACTCTACCTGGCACTGTATAAATATCATGATAGAAACTGTTGTTCCTATTGCCGTAGCGATGGCTACTGGCTTCAGTGTGCTCATAACCCGTATCCACTCACGGGTTCATGAGTTAGACCGTCGTGTAGATGGTGTTGAATTAAGGGTTGCAGAAGACTATCTAACTAAACAAGAGTTTTCTCAAGTCCTTGAAAGAGTGGAAACCCATATGGTTCGTATTGAAAACAAACTCGACAAAATTATCTTCAAATGATTAATCTTATCCGTCCAATTATTTTTGCTTTTCTTACATCTGATGCAGTCAAAAACCTTGTAATTGATTTGCTTACTGCTTATGCCAAACGTTCTGACAACAAAATTGATGATTATGCGGTCAATTTGATTCGTCAGGAATTGTTTAACGATGACTAATTGCACACCGTTTGATCCATCTCAATACCAATACGTTAGATATGTAGGTAAGGGTACAGCGACTGGTCTTGACCCTGTTTATGATCTATCAGGTGACTTTTTATCGGAAATTTTTAAGGGTTCTTACATTGATGATGCTGGTAATATTGAAACACCTTGGACTGTATTAGAAGAAAATGACCATAGGTATGTAGGTACTTTATGGAATTACCAATTAGTTGTGGGCGGTGGTGCTCCACGTTTATACGATGCAAGTATGAACGTAACTAATGGTTATCATGAATTCGAGTTTGGTGGTCTAAGAAAAACTAGATGGACACCAGCAGTTAATTTCTATGATCATATAGATCAGGATATTCCTGGTGGTCCACAAATTGGTACAGGTCATGGTGTTCCATGGAGAGCAAATGTAACCGTAACTACTAATGGTTTACAAGGTGGTTATGGAAGTACACTTGCTGCTATTGGAGATTTAGGATCTATTGGTAATTTAGCAAATCCTTTAGGGACTTTTTCAGATACACCACTTTTTGCAGTTAGATCACTAGCTTCACTCCATAATACTGGAACTGATAGTGGTTTATATCCTGAAGTCGATGATTCTATTACACTAACAATTGAAGGTCATTGGGAATTCTCTAATGACCAAGTAACTGTAGAAGCTACATGGTTAGGAACTAACGATGACGGTGAAGATCTAGAATGTTTACCTGAAACACCTCCTACTACTGGTTGTACTTTATTTGACCCGACTGTTTATACACATGTTAGGTTTAAAGGTACTGCTACTGTAACTGACTCCATAATTTGGACTGGGCATCCAGATCAAGAACCTGGTACTTATCCTGTCGAATCTACTTGGAAATATATGGGATATCCCGAGGGACATACCCATCATTTTGATGCTTTATTTGTAGGAAGTGCTGTTGGAGCTAACCCAAATCGTGATGGTTATCATTCTGAATTAACTTCATTTTTATGTAGTAGTCCATATACAGATTCTGACGGTACAACAACATGGACTAGCAGTTATACAAATAGTAATCTGACTATTAATCCTTGTGGTAATGGTCAAGGTAAACCTTGGCTTACTAAAGTATCAGTAAGTACGAGTGGTTATGAATCTCCAGGTTCTAATGCTATACCAAGAATACATCTAGGCGAACTAGGTAAAATTAGATATACCAACGGTTTAAATAATGTAGCCGATAATCCATTTCCTTACCCAGCAAATATAAGCGATTTCCCTGAGTTTTTTGCAATTGTTTGGACAGACCGTACTCAAGCAGGTCGTAGTGAAGTTGGTTCAGCCAGTATTGATGGTGTCTGGGAATTTTCAAATGATGGCGGTGAAACCATAGCTGCTACTTGGAAAGGTTTAAATGATAAAGGCCAAGACATTGACTACTTAAATTGCACTGGCTACGACTCAACAGTCTGTCCAGACCTCCCATATAACCCTACATGGCTTAGTAACCCGT